GGTTGGCATGCGGTGTACTTCCCAGCCAGCAGCTTCTGCGGAATCTAGCAAATCAACGGCATTGCCCCACAAATCCACTCCAAAGAAATGTTTAGATGGGTAAGTCACTAGATCAGCGCATTGAGTGCCTCCGAATCCATCTTTATCAACACCCATGCCCGAGTTCGCTAAGCCAATCGTAAATTGTACAAGTTCATTTGCTGTTGTCATTTTTTTATTTTCCTTTCAATTTTTCAAAGGCTGCGAGCCAAAAGTAGCCGGCAGCAAAAGCAAACAGAGCAAGCTTCAGAGCCTGCTCTTTTATTCTATTTTTTATCATTTTTCCCCGAGTTTGATATTTTTTCAATAAATTCTCGAAAAAATGTTGTGTTAATCCCGAGCTTGTCGAAATTTTCCAGAATAGATTTTAGCTCAAAAAACAGATAACCGAAATAAAGTATCTGTAGAGCTCCCAGTCCAATCCCTTCAGGCAGCAAAATAGAAAGTGGAATGCAAAAAGCTAGTAAAGCGATACTAGCAATCTTGCGAATAATTCCGTTGATCCCTTCTTTGCTACGAAATTCAATGTTTGGGTTAAGCTTAGCGGCCAGAGTCCCTGTTAAGAAGTCAATAGCCATAGCACCCATAATGAGCGCTAAAGTAAACACAATCAGTTCGTCTTGCGTATCAATTAAGCCACGCAAGCTGTGTGACCATTCCAAAACGTTAGCCTGCATTCATCACCCTTTCTTTTCTTTAGCCCCAGCTTCCAACTCCGCAATAATCGCATCTTCAGCAGCATAGATCGCATCTTGGAATGCCTGCTCTTGTTTCCGCACTTCGCGACGGTTGGCCGCGTAGGCCTCGCTGTCATTGATCCATTCAGTCAACGTAGTTACACCTTTATCATCAATATCTGCGGTGATGGTCTTAACGACTGTGTCACCGAGCTTTAGGCTTCCAACGAGTTTTGTAGTTTTTACGATTTCCATTGTCATTTTGCTTCCTCCAATGTTTCTTTTTGTAATTTTTCTTTTGCTTCGTCAAAAAGTTCTTTCAATGCCGTGTCCGAAGCTAACACAGCATTAAGATTATTGAATTCTTGCTCCAAGAGCGAGCTTTTACTTCGCTCTACGATAAGCAGGGCTTGCAGCTCAATTTTTGATTGAGTCTTCTCCGCTAGCTGATTTTTGTATTCAGCTAGCATGTAAACGTACACGTTTTCGTCCATATTTTCTCCTTTACGATATTCCGTAGTTGTAGCCGTAATTTTGGAAAAGCTCTCTGACTTTATCCCTCATAGCTCCCGTCATCGTTACCTGATTACCTGCTGCGTGTTCCCAAAGCCGCCACAAGGCCGCTACAGTCTCCTCCAGCTTGACCCAGTCACGACCATTTGGAGTCCGATGTTTCGGCACGACAAAGTTTCGTGCCCAGATTGCTGACTCTTTCTGCCAAGTTGCTGGAGCCATTCTCTGTGTAACAGCATTGATATTCCAGCCGACCTCTCCCTGAGCGTGACGAAAATAGGTGTTATCTCCGTATAACCTCAAGGAATCCTCAATGCCTGCCTTGTTCGAGTTCTCGACAACCAGACCTGCAAACGTAACCGAGTCAAACTTCTCGCTTCCATTTCGGTTGCTTCCAATAATGGTCCGTGTATAGTCCACGTTACCTTTTCGCTCTGTCTCATAACGCATAAACTGCGTCGGGTGCCCGGGGAGAACCCGTTTAATAGCTGCGGTATTGGAAGACATAGTCAGCGTGTTTTTGTTTAAGTCAAAAATTAGAGACCCGTCAATTGACCTCAGTAGTCCACCTTTAATTTGTTCAGCCGTAAAGTCGATCGATTGCAGCCTGTTGATAAAGGCATCTTTTGCCATCAGCTTCCTGAGCAGAGCCTCGCCCGCAGATAGCTTTTCTAGCAGGGCATCATCCGCCTTGACTTTGTCAGCCGTAACGGCGTTAGCGCCTAGCACTTCGGCCGTCACTGCGCCTGCTGCTAGATGAGGTGTCGTGATAGCTCCTGCGGCCAAATCGCGGCCAGTGATAGAGCCATCCACGATTAAATCACCCGTGATCCGCATGAGCTTTGTGATAGCTTCCATGCTCTCTGGATTTTGGACAAAAAGGCTAGCCAAAGTCTGACCGTTGACCACTTTACCAGTTCCCAGAGTGATTTGACCGGGTGTGATGCTGATGTCGGTCTTTTTGATGGTTTCGCTGATTTGACTAGATATAGTCGCAAACTGACCATCAATCCCCTGCCTAAACTCAGCAAGCTTAGTCTCAGAGCTGGATTTAAGTTCCTCAAACCGCCTCGTCAAACCTCGCACATCCTCTGTATGCTGAGCTTTGGCAACGTAGCCAGCTTCAACGCTCTGGCGCAGTGCCGTCATTTGACGGGCTGTCTCCTCACGGGAGAAAGTTCGAAGAGCTTCTGCTCTCGAGCCGTCTGTATTAACGTAGGCTTGGACTGCTGACAAGTCGGTGCGCAAGCCCTGAGCTGTCTGTTTAAACTCAGCCAGACTAGTCTTAGTCTCGTTAAGGCCAGTTTCGACTCTGCCGACCTTGTTTAAGGTTTCTTGAGCTGACTGCTTCCACGTATTAAAGCTCGTCAGCGATCCGTTGGCCGTATTAAGGGCAGATTGCACGTTGGCCAGTTGGCCGTCTATGCCCTGCTTGTATTCGGCTAGCTTGGTATCTGCGTAGCTTTGGCCATTCACAGGAGACGGCTGATAGGGCCGCTTCATCGCGCCCTCATAGACATCAATCTCGCTGATCCAGACGGTTGCACTGCGACCGTTGCTAGAGCCCATGTTATCAAACCGCAAAGCGAACCCATCATAATCACCGCTATTAAACTGGACCGTGATGCGCTCAGCTTGGGTTGGTGATAGACTTTTGGTGTATGTATGCAGGGTCTTCTTCCAAGCGTGGTCTGTGTTGGATAATAGACCGACTAGCGCCCGAAAACCTGATACGTTGCTTGATGCAAATGCAGTAAACGATAATGTATAATCTGTATTCCGCTTCAGCACGTTGTACTGGTTTTGTTGCATAAATACGATAGTCGCTTCAGTCGTATCTAAGACAAACATTGTAGCTGTGCCGTTTTTGAAAAACGGGTGCTTATGGTCTGCTGTAAGCTTCCCATTTGCAAGCCAATTCTTGAGACCAAGCTCTGTAGCACCGTTTGAGACAAGGTTCGGTCCGCCTGAGTTTAGCTCCTCAAAGCGCCTGCTGATGCCTTTTACATCCTCTGTGTGCTGAGCTTTGCCCACATAGCTAGCATCAATAAGCTTGCGCTCGGCAGTCAGCTGACGGGCCGTCTCCTCACGAGAATAAGTCCGCAGAGCTTCCGCTCTCGTACTGTCTGTGCTGACATAAGCCTGCACAGCTGTCAAGTCTACCCGCAAGCCCTGAGCTGTCTGTTTAAACTCAGCCAGACTAGTCTTAGTCTCGTTAAGGCCAGTTTCGACTCTGCCGACCTTGTTTAAGGTTTCTTGAGCTGACTGCTTCCACGTATTAAAGCTCGTCAGCGATCCGTTGGCCGTATTAAGGGCAGATTGCACGTTGGCCAGTTGGCCGTCTATGCCCTGCTTGTATTCGGCTAGCTTGGTATCTGCGTAGCTTTGGCCATTCACAGGAGACGGCTGATAGGGCCGCTTCATCGCGCCCTCATAGACATCAATCTCGCTGATCCAGACGGTTGCACTGCGACCGTTGCTAGAGCCCATGTTATCAAACCGCAAAGCGAACCCATCATAATCACCGCTATTAAACTGGACCGTGATGCGCTCAGCTTGGGTTGGTGATAGACTTTTGGTGTATGTATGCAGGGTCTTCTTCCAAGCGTGGTCTGTGTTGGATAATAGACCGACTAGCGCCCGAAAACCTGATACGTTGCTTGATGCAAATGCAGTAAACGATAATGTATAATCTGTATTCCGCTTCAGCACGTTGTACTGGTTTTGTTGCATAAATACGATAGTCGCTTCAGTCGTATCTAAGACAAACATTGTAGCTGTGCCGTTTTTGAAAAACGGGTGCTTATGGTCTGCTGTAAGCTTCCCATTTGCAAGCCAATTCTTGAGACCAAGCTCTGTAGCACCGTTTGAGACAAGGTTCGGTCCGCCTGAGTTTAGCTCCTCAAAGCGCCTGCTGATGCCTTTTACATCCTCTGTGTGCTGAGCTTTGCCCACATAGCTAGCATCAATAAGCTTGCGCTCGGCAGTCAGCTGACGGGCCGTCTCCTCACGAGAATAAGTCCGCAGAGCTTCCGCTCTCGTACTGTCTGTGCTGACATAAGCCTGCACAGCTGTCAAGTCTACCCGCAAGCCCTGAGCCGTGCGCTCAAAGACTGCCTTTGCCTCTGTGATGAGGCCGTCTGTGTCTTCGGGAGCGGGCGACCAATCTGTCTTAAATGAGCCTTGCTCAACTTTGGCTTCCCAAACGCTTTTCAGCTTTTGAGGGTCTTTTCGATAGGTATTGACTCGCAGATGGTAGGTTCCAGTCGGACGGCTCCAAACAAATTCTGTGCCAGTTGTGCCAGTTTTGGCATCTGACACGATTTGGTAGTTTGTTACAGCTTTATCCATGATCCAAAGCACAACATTATCTGACTCTTTAAATCCGTCATGATGAGAGGTAAAGGTTCCATCAGTTTTAGCAGATATTCGATATCTTTGTCCATTAACCATGTAGATAGATGTCTCGTTGTGATAAAGTACATTATTATCAAAATTCGAAGGGTTTCTGTTTGGTTTAAACGGGCCTTTCGAGCCTTTTAACAGATTCCGTCCACCGACCTGCAGGCTTGCCAGCTCCTCACGCAGCTTCCCAGCCTCAGCCGTGACCAAGGTCTTATCAGCCTTGTCCTTGGTCGCATTCAGGATTTCCTGACGGATTCCAGACGCCTGTACCTCAAACTCGGCCGTGCTGAGCTTTTGGCTGAGCTTGTTCTGCGTGTCAGTCTCCAAAGACTTGACTGACTGCTTGATGCTATCTGAGAGCAAGTTTAGAGCGCTTGAGTCCGCTTTGGTCTTGAGCCCCTCAGTCAAGCGGTTCACACCAGCTTCGAGCGAGTCGGCCTTTTGTTTAAAGGATGACTCGACCGCTGAGATTTGGTTCTCAATGTCTTCAGGGGCTTCTGAGTAAGGCGTATCTGTGTCGCTTACTTCAAACTTCGGCATCCAAATCCAGACCGTATCTGCTCTGTTGAGATTAAACAGCCATTCGTTTGTCGTTAGGTTGGACAACCCAGTCCAAGCCATCGAAAATTTAACCACATACCGCTTGACTTCTGTGGTCAAGGTCACATTTCCGTCTTTAAAACCAATATTCCCAAGTCTAGACCGTAAAATTGTGCCAGCTTTCTCAGCTTTAGCATAAAAGCTGATGGTCACATCCTGATTAGTCATGCTTCCGGGCGCTACTTTGCCATACTGACCAGTAGCTGGATAAGTGATTTTAGGGTTGTTACCATCTCGACCCGTCGGGTCTTGACCAACGATTTTCAAAGCGTTGTGGCCAAGATACTTACTTTCGCTATCGATGGTAGCCGTGTAGGTGCTTGTCGTCCAAATACCAGTTTTCCTGATATCTTGCTTAAAAAGCGAGTTTAAAAAGAGGTTTCGACCAGAGGCTTGCACGCTCGCAATCCGACTTTTCAACTCCTCAGCAGTCTGCACCAGCTCAGACTTGCTGGCCTTGCCATCTGCCACATTGGCCAGCTCAGCCAGTCTGCGTGTAGTCGTCTGCTCGTAATTAGCTTGAGCAGATTTGACACCCGCAAGCTCTGTTTTGGTCTGGTTGAGCGCTGAGACTTGCTTGGCAAGATCAGCTTCAGCTTGAGACTGTTTGGTGCGGATATTCCCGACATCTGAACGGATTTGGGCAATGTTGCTAGTTAGTTGACTCTGAGCCTGCGTCAAGTTCGTTTTGACGCCCGCTAGCTCAGCCTTGGTTTGATTGAGCGCCTGCACTTGCTTGGTAAGCTCGCTTTCAGCTTCTCCTTGTTTGGCGCGGATAATCCCTACATCAGACCTGATTTGACCAATGTCGCCAGATAACTGACTCTGAGCTTGAGTCAGGTTTGCCCTGACACCAGCTAATTCATTTTGAGCATTGGACAGCTTCCTATCAAAGTCTGACTTCAGTTGCTCCGTAACCTCGCTCTTATTCTGGTTGATTTTCAGATTCAGCTGCTCGGTCATTGCTGCTTTGACTTCTTCAGCCTTGGCTCTTGCTTGTTCGATTTCATCAGATAGACTCTGCTCCATCTGGTTCATCTTCTGGTCAAAGACTTTGTCAGCATTTTTCAACTCTTTCTCGAGCTTGACCTCAAAGTCCTGCTCAATGATTGCAGTTTCAGCCTTGACCGAGTCGCTGACCAAAGCACTTAAAGCCCCTCCCAGCGTTTGCTGGATAGTGCCAAATCCTACCGATTTCAGTCTTTTTCCCATCGGAGAGTAGCGATATTTGGTGATTTTCTTGCGGACATCAATCTCAAATTGCTCGTGATAGACACTCACGACATCAAATATCTTGACCGGTACATCACCGACACCTGCCACATCAAGCTCTAAGCTATCCTCGATCATATCGCACAAGGTCGTCCGATAGTATTGCTCACCATACTTAGTTAGGCTAGCAAGGTCCTTGACATCTTCGTCAGTGACCTCCATATCATCCTCGTAGATATGCTTGTACTTGCTGATAAGAGGGCTGTCTACAGTGACTCTCAGCCACTGCTCTTTCCTATTATCTCCCTCCCCGACCTCGATTTTCTTTCGAAAATGAATGCGTGTCCGCAGCTCTTTGGTCGAGGTAGTCTGTTGAGGACTTCTCATGTTCTTTTTGTACATGAAAAGAGCCTCAGTCTCAGAGCCTCCGTTTTTCAGCAGACTCACCTGGTACTTATCCCGCACCAAGTCACCGCCCCATTGACCAACGATAGAGTGTTTCTCTTTGATTAGAGCGTCCATCACTGAGATATTAGCTGCATTAAAAGTATGCTTCTCAGTGATATCAGAATAAAAGCTAAAAGGACAATCTCTCAGGATTGCCCCAGCTAGTTCGGTCATCACCACATTCCCAGCTACCCTATCAACATTGATAGAGCTGATAGAGTGGTATTTGAGTAGTGTCGCTATTTGATTTGCATAGACTGTAATATAGCCTTGCTCTTTGACGACTTCAAAGATGGTAAACTCTTGCTCACCATGCAAATCATCTGCTATAAGCTCAGTCTCTTCTGTCAGCAACTTCCATTTATCACTACTGAAGGGGTATTTAAAGGTCAGTTGATAGGTACTGTTGCCTTCTTGGTAGATTTCATCAGCCCAAGCTTCATTTAAAGGAGTGTTACCATCTTTTAAATAAATCAAACCTTGTACCTCCAATTCCCTTTAATTGTGATTTTTCGGATATTACCCGACACAGACACACCAGACCGCCCTACAGGGATCTCAAAGAATGGTCCTCTTTTTCGTAGAGTATTCTTGATATTCCCATTTTTATCAAAGACATTCTGCCGCTTGTGTTGGCATACAATCGTCGCCTTTGTATCTAGCGTCAAGTGCATAGTCTGTTGACCGATAGTCAGAGAGACATCACCAGATCCCTCCAATGTAATAACAGGCTCGGAGTAGACGGTTCCTGTATTGGTCACCGTACCATTTCCAGTCAATACCACATCCTGCGCATTTTTTTCGTACCGAAAAGGCTGCATTTCAAGTTTGATTTCAAGCGTCCAAGCATGCGGACCGTTAGGACTATAGGAAGCCTCTAAAAAGTCCGCATAAAAAAATGAACCAGGCTGATATCCAAGCTCAATCACATTGAACTTCGGCTGAAATTTCTCCACAATCGTTGAAATGTCTAGCATTTTAGGCACATAGAAAGTAAATGTCCGCTCATAGCTCTCGTAGGCTCCGTCAAGAATAGATTCAGAGCCGTTAGCTCCATGGATGACCACCTTCTCCGTCGCTCTCGGTGTTGCCGTCTGTGCCTTACCAAAGTCAGTCACATAGCAATTTGAGAGCGTCGAAGTATTAAAATTATTGATAATCATGTAGTACATCAGATTCCCTCCCTTTTCATAATTCTAGCTTGTCTTCTGTAGATATTTTGTGCGAGAGGTTCACCGTCTAGTATGGTGTCTGATGGCTTTTCGAGGATAGCTGTCAAAAGACTTTCCAAACTTGCCCTCAAAATGGCAATCTCAGACACCACCTTGTCTATATCTACCACATTTTGAGTCGTAGAAGACTGCACCACGATAGATTTGCTTGCCTGCTCCATTTCACGGAGAAATTTCGCATCACTCGGAATCCCGACACCAGCAGCATACTTAGGGATTCCCATGTTACGCATCAGACGTTTGGTCTTGTAGGCTGGGAAGACCTTTGTCCCTCGTGGCAAGTCCATTAAGACGTTACGCCCTTCTGGGATGAAGGTTTCGCCAGTTGGAAAGCGAATCAACTCTCGATAAGTACCACCTCGCTGGTCGTTGACCATGGCAGGGCCGCCTTCATGATAGTTAGTCCCTTTCTCCAATCCAATCCATTTTCTAACAGTCTGAATGACTGTCGTGACTGTTCGTGGAATGCTGTTAAGAGCTCCGATAACTCCCCAAGCAACCCCAGACGTATTGTCAACGGCGGTAAGGTGCTTGGTCGGCGTAGGAGTGCCGTTGAAGCTGTTCAAACCGCCGATACCTTGGCTAGAAGCGCCAAGGACAGAGCTAGGGTCTCCTGTGAACATCTTAGTCGGAGCTAAGGTGTTATTAAAGCTATTAACCGCTCCAATCGCTTGATTTGACGCATTCTGGGTCGGTGTGGCATCAGACGGTAACGGTTTAGTCGGGGCAATCGTACCGTTAAAGTTATTAACTGCACCGATAGCCTTGCCGACCTCTACTACTGCCGAAGTAGAGTCTCCATTCAGACTCTTTGTAGGTACGATTAGATCGTTGAAATTCCAAGCCGCCCCAATCGCCTTACCAATTTCTGTCACAGCAGATGTCGAGTCGCCTTTCAGCTCTTTCGTTGGAGTGGCAGCCTGATTCCACATATCCAGCTTGGCAATGCTTAGCCCAGTATTTAAAAGGGCATTGTCTCCATTGACCAGAAGGTCCTTAGGAAATGGATTGGCCATATCCCAGTTTTTCAGGGTTTCTGTAGAGCGAGAGACCGCCTTTTGAAACTCCTCATCTCTGGCCAGCAGTTCTTTCTGCTGCGGAGTCAGCTTGTTGTAGTTTTCCAAAGCCTGCTTAGCCACATCTGCCTTATTCATCACATCCTGATTATTCATCAGGAGTTGCTTGGTTTCGGCAGGTAGACTATTCCAGATTGCTAGATGTTGCTGGCTATCAAAGATGGCCTGCAAGCCAGCCTGATTTTGGACGATGATTTTCTTCTCTTCCAGAGACATCTCTGCCCACTTGCCAGACTCAACCAGAGCTTCAGCGATCGTCGCCCGAGCATTGGTGTTTAGCTCTGCCTCTTTAGCGATAAACTTCAATTGCTCCCAGCCTTCAGCAGATTTGACCGCTTCGCCAATGACCTCCTTGACATTTGACTTAACCTCAAATTGGTTATTTTTATTGATATTTCCGACCAAAAGAGACCAGGCATCATTTGCCTCCTTGGTCGTGGCTGACATCTCGCTGCTATATTTAGCAAGGATACTGTGTGAGTTTCCTGCTTCCCTAGCAGCTTTAGAGGCTTTCTCTCCGATTTCTTCATAGGACAGGCCGTAGTCTTCGAGGAGCTTTTTCGCTTCTTCCCAATAGTTCCAGCTTTGTCCTGTTCGGAGTTTGACCTTATCATCCAGAGTCTTCATGACTTCCAGATATTTAGTTCCCAAGGCCTCCATGGTCTGATTGTGCTCACTCTCCAGTTGCTTCATTTTGGCATTGTATTCCTGCCTTGTGAGCAATTTAGAGCTGAGCATCTCTTTCAGCTCTGCTTTAGATTCTTTATACAGGCTATTTTCTTCTTTCATAGCCTTTTCTAAGCTCTCTCTTGAGTGCTTGAGCTGAGTCTCATTTAAGCTAAAGATTTCTCCGTTCAGAGCCTGCAGAGCGGCCTTCTGCTCTTTAGCGGATAGGTTCATAAGCTCCAGCCTAGCAGTAATCATCTCTCTTTGGTTATTGAGGATGATTTCTTTTTCTTCCTTGGAAAACTTGCTAGCATCACCATTGTGGCGTTGATAGATATCATTGATTTGATTCATCATCGCCTCAGTGTTAGTCACCATTTGGTTGTTGTATTCCTGAGCCTTAGCCACTTGTTCAGGGCTTATGCCCCATTTATCGGCTAGTTCTTGGAGGCGCTTATTAGCTTTGTCAGCAGAGCTAACCACTTCTTCATAGAGCTTCTTAAAAGATCCTGCAACTTTGTCAGCATCACCAGCGTGTGTACTGAAGTTAGCGACTGTGTTACTAGTTTCGTCAACCACTTTTTGGAAGCTACGCAAGTCACTACGAGCTATTTCGCTCAGTTGCGTGCCGAACTCTTCCGCTTTGATGCGAGCCTTGTCTTTCTCATTTCCGAGATAGACCAAGCCTGCCGCAGCTAGGCTGATGCCTCCAATCATAAGACCTACTGGACCCCCTAAGGCAACCATAGCCTTTCCAAGGATCCCAGCTGATCCAGATGCCGAAGCAGTGGCTCCGCTCAAGGCTGCGGTTCCAGTAGTTGCTGTAGCTGTAGCACTACTCAGAGCAGTTGCTCCACTGGTCGCAGATTGAAAAGCCTCCGTTAAGTTCCCGGTAGTCCGAAAAGCCTGGAAGGTCTTATGTAGGATGGAGGCGCCGTCTGCTGCCTTGCTGAGTCCTTTTGTCAGCCAGCCAAGCCCTTTAGTAAAACTACCGACAAGTCCAATTCCCTTACCAAAAATCGTGAGAGCTGGACCAGCACCAGCAGCAAGCAAGCCCCATTTGATAATGTTCTGCTGCTGTTCGGTACTCATATTGCTAAAGGCTTTAGCCATATCCGCCAAATTTTGAATCCATGGTTTAGCTGCTTGCAATCCATCCCGCATAGCTTTGAGCAAAGGGCCACCAAACTCAATTGCAATGTCCGTGATTTGATTCTTAAACATTTTAAATTGAGATTCAGTGGTCGCGTATCGCTTGCTTGCTTCCTCAGTCAAAGCTGTATTTTTCTTCCAAGCACTATTAGAGCGATCAACCGCTGATGTCATCTTATCTGAGGCTAAAGCCAGAGATTTCAGCATGTTGCTTTGACGGATACCCTTCATATCCAGATCGTCAAGAATGCCATTGACATTCTCTCCGGACTTATGAGCATTCTCCAAGCCTTTGATAAAGGCTTGCAAAGCTTGGACAGGTTTTTCTTTCCAAGCTTTTTGGAATTGCTCTGAGGTCATGCCAGCTGTATTAGCGATCAGCTCTAGTTTTTCAGCTGCGCCTTTTCCAGTCAGAGACACAGCGTTACCAATGGCCGTCAGTGTTTGAGTCATAGCAGTACCACCCGCTTCAGCCTCGATACCAACCGAGCTCATAGCCGTCGCAAGGCCGAGGATATCTGGAGCTGTTAGACCAGCCAAACGACCACCCGCTGCTAAACGATTGGTCATCTCTACGATATCTTTTTCGGTCGTAGCAAAGTTATTACCGAGGTCAACCACGGAAGCTCCGAAGCGTGAGTAATCATCCGAGCTCAAGCCCATGATATTAGCGACCTTAGCGATAGCAGTTGCCGCCTCTTCAGCGCTCAAGTTGGTTGACTCGCCCATGTCAATCATGGTACGAGAGAACTTCAAGATGTCTTCTGTCTTAATTCCCAGCTGACCAGCGACTTCCGCCACGTTAGCGATTTGAACTGCGCTTGCAGGTAATTCTTTTGCCATCTGCCGAATGCCACTAGACAGTTTCGCATAAGATACTGTGGCCGTCTCATCTACCGTCTTTTTAACACCAGCAAAGGCTGACTCATAGTCCATTGCTGCTTTGACTACAAGCCCTGCACCAGCTACCAAAGGAGCAGTAACCCCTGTCGTCAGCTTGCCACCAACGTCAGATACATTCTTACCAAACGTTTTGATACGCTCGCCGTTTGTTAGTAGGCTGTCGCCTATTTTGTTAAGCCGACCAGCAAAGCTATTCTCTCGACCAACCGCTATCAAAGCCTGCTCCACATTTCGGAGTTGACCTTCCATTGCGGCTAGTTTTGCATTTTCACGCTCAATCTCTGCGGCCGCTTTGTCAAATCGCGCCGTACCGGGTTCTAGCTTATCAAAGCCTTTCTTCATCTCGTCCAAGACCTTGCGTTGAGCATCAATCGCCTGCCCTAAAGTCTTGTACTTTGCCTGTAGTAAATCAGCATTCTTTCCATTGTTTTTTAGAGAGCTATCCAAGGCTCGGACGTTGCTTTGGAAATACTTTACGGCATTTTTCGCCCCATTTAGAGTAGGATTAAACTTAGACACGTCCAACCCTAGCTCCACATACATTTGGCCTAAAGGTGTCCCACCTGCCATTTAGTTTCCTCCTGCTATATTGTTCCTAAAAAATCTGCCAAATCCATGACTTCTTCTTTATCAGCGCTTTCTGTAGTGTCCAGCACGCCCATCAAGTCCTCCCAGCTCGTCTCCATGACATCACGGATACTCATACCGTAAGGACCTTCTGTAGCTTTTTTGACAAAGCTATAAAACCGCTTTAAAGCTTCACCGGGCTTTAAGCTTTCCCTTTTGGGTCCACATCACCCACCAGATGAATGTAGATATCAGCAAAGATGGCAACGATTTGACCGAAATCAGTAAATTCAAGTAGTTGATCCACTTCCACATCTTCAAAGAGCGAAGCAATAAAGTTTAACTGTTTATCTAGCTTCTCAACATCGCTCAAGTCATCAGTTAAAGAATCGTTTAAGACAAGATAATCACGATAATCTTTGGTGGTGATTTCCTTACTCGTTTTCAGGACATCTTCACCTTTTTCATTTTTGATTGTAAATTGTACCTTCGACATAAATTTTCCTTTCTAAAAAAGAGAAAAGGGCTCTCGCCCCTTCCTTACGCAGCTGCTCCCATTTTGAGCTGTCCCTTGAATTTTTTGAGCTTAGTGTCATCTTTGCCAATGTATTTGCAGTAGTATTGACCTTCTGTTGTAGCGTCATCACTTGCAATAGCAGCAAAGCTCAAGCTGTCTTCTGCCAGCTCCTCCTGCTTGTCTTTTAGCGTCTCTAGGTCTTCCCCATCCATTGAGAATTGACCCTTGAAAAAGCCGACATTTGCCATTTCGCCAGCAGCAGTTTTTGACTCTAACATCACAGAGCAGTAAGGAGAAACAGTATCAGCTCCCACACTGATGATGTCGTCTTTTACTGTGTGCCCAAGGATTTTGGCAAGTACAGTCACAGGGATATCTACAGCTGTAAGTTCCATTTTGACATCTCCGACTCCGCGATTAGAGACATGATAAGCAATATCACTGCCGTAGGTTTTGACAGGGTCACTAGCCAAGCCAGTGATTTTTGCGGTACGCGTAGCCCCCTTGTCTGTCTTACCTTCAATTACAAAAAGATTCGTACCCAAGGTCGGAGTAGCACTCCCATCCAAGATACGAATTGTCATACGTTTAAAACCAACTAATGCCATTACAGCACCTCTTCTTTCTAATATTCTTCATACAGTCTGCTCACACCTCGATAGGTGCGAACATCGACATAGCGCTTAATTTCAGGAAGCCAGCTATCCAGATCACCTGCGGTCTGATAAAAACCTTCTTCCTCGAAAATCTTCTCAATTTTCCTTTGGAGTTTCTTACACTCCACACGATCCACTGACTCTACATTGACTTGATAGAGAAAGACCTTGGCTAGGCTCGTATTGCTTCCGTGAGCAGTCTGTATCGGTGGTCCCAGCGGGATGATAACGATACTCGTCTCATCCTCTGCCAAAGACTCTGGTCTATTAAAGGACTTGATACAGACACCAGCCAGCTCCTCATCTGCTTGTAAGGCATTGTAGAGCTCATCGAGTTTATCTTTGACCACTATCTAAATCCCTCCACCTTCAATCTGCTTGCTACACGATATTTGTATTTTTGACCGTTAGCCTCCGAAAAGCGACGAATCACGCCAAAGCCTCGAGGATGAGGATTTCTAGCATAGCCAAGCTCGTTCAAGTGCACCAAGCGCCAACGAGAGCCAGCGCCAAAACCTAATTTGACAGTTGGTACACCTTCCATTGCCCCAGTGACCCGCCCAACAGTCGCACTCTCGATAGTCTCTCCAGTACGCTTGTAGACCGCTAAAGCCTCCTTGAAATCTTCCAAAGTCTCTTCAGCAGCACCTTTCAAGGCTCGACTGGTCACCCGCCTTACTTTTTCAGGTCCCAGCTTAGCCTCCATATTCCGCAGGACTTCTTCAAGACCTCTCACATTAGCCCCGCTAGACATCGCGACCACCTCCGATAATGACAATCAAAAAGTCCCGATTGTCAAAATCAGGACGCACATCAATGATTTGCCACTTCTTGTCTTTCAGGCGAATATCGCCTACTTCGACGAAGTGTCGATTATCTGGCTGGTAGTCAGATAACGGATCGCGGATTTTAACGGTCATCTTAGCTTTCATCGCTTTACCTGTTGCGATTTCGATATCTTTCATACTAGGAGAGTAGACCTGCCCCATCGTATGAAATACCTTTTCATGGCTGACATCACGACCGTCAAGCCCCTCCGCCACTTTTGAAGTATAGAAAGTAACGGGGGTTCTCAGGTCGCCATTTGTCGTTTCAGGCTTCTTGTAGCGATAGTGTGGGCGATTAGATTGATAGCTCATCCTTAGTAGCTACTTCATCCTTTTTCCCTTTTGCTTTCGACTTAGTGCCATCTTCTTTTGGCTCACTCCATTCGACATAGCCAGGTAAAGCTTCGTTCAATGCGTCGAAGCGCTCTTTTGTCGCTTCAAATTCTGTCCCCGCTTGACGAAGATCCCCAGTTTCCAAGTCATAAAATTCTTCTAAGACCTTAATCATTTTTTTCCTCCGGTTTGTAATTTTCTAGTGACAATGCCATCAAATCCCCTTGAAAGTTTCCGTAGAAAAATTCAACTTGGTCATTATAGGCATATCGTGCACGCTCTATCACCAGCTCTCTTACTCGTGGGTCGCTAGTGTCCTTGCTTCCCACCAAGCTATGGATAGCCGCCTCAGAGCTTTCGAGCATTCGTGAGAGGTTTGCATCCTCTCCGCTGTGAAAAATCCTCATCCGCTCCTTAAAAACTTTGAGGAGCGGATGAAGTTCTTTTTCCTCTTCCATAGGCTATCACCGCCTATTTCAGTTTCAATTCCCAGACAGCAGCCGTTTTCTCATCATGTGGTTTCCCATAGGCAAACTGCTTTCCTGTATAGAGATTTAAGTCTTCAAATGCCAATGTTTGGTCAAACTTGCCGAACTCAATACCTCCTCCAAGGACAGCATCATAGCGACCTTTGACGAATGTAGTGATTTTGCCGGCCTCTTGAGCTACTGAGGGCACGACGATAGGGTTAAATGGCAAGTTGGTGACAAATACCCCAAGGCTGTTCAAAGTGGTAAATTGTGTGGTGAAATCAAGCTCATCGCTAGTATTCACCACGATGACCATATTGCCACGAGTCACGACTGGTTTGCCGTTTGACTTAGTCGCATGGTACTTGTAGATTTCTTTGAACTCCTTAAGCGTGATATTAGCCTTTTCTTCAGTAGTCTTTCCTTTAGAGCCAAGAGTTACATCACCAGATGAAGCCTTAGCACTATAGGTTGTTTTTCCTGCCGCAACCGTTCCTGTCAAGGTGCGAGACAAGCCAATTGGTTTCTCATCTCCATCACCATTCAAGAAAGCAGCTTCAAGCGCAGTTGCAAAAGCTTCTGTTAGCTGGGTAGAAACGAAAGAATAGAGCCAGCCAGGACCAAACTTTTCTGTATCTTTTGGAAGAACCACAAAAGCAGTCAGTTTATTTTGGATGGCTTCTTCTTCACCAAATCCAGCTGTTAATTGCCCTTTGATTTCGTCATTGATTTTGCCCCAAACAGCGACACCAGTCGTGTTAGAAGTCAGGAATTTCAGACGAGGGCCACCGTTGCGAAGTCCGATATGCTCAAGCAAAGGATGGGCTTGCACCATATCTTCAAAGATACGGTCAACGGTTTCTTGAGGAAATAGCTTTTCAATTTTGTCTGGTGCTTTCTTGTCCAAGTTGTTGAAAAATTCACGCTCACGAAGAGACAATTTTTCATCAAGTGGACTTGCTGCCACTAGACCATCAACTTCCTTACGGGCTGTTTTCTTTGCTTCATCCATAATGGCATCAAGCATCTTCCCGTAAAGTTCCCCTTGCTTTTCAGCAGGTTCATTGTTTGTAACAGCATCCAGAAAGTTCTGACGAGCTGTTTTAAATTCATCTGATAATTTCATTCCCATTTTTAAAATTTCCTTTCTTAAAATGCAAAACGACCGAAACCACTTGGCTCAGCCGCTTTTTTATTTTCAGTTTTTGCTTTTTCTGGCTCATGCTCTGCCAGTTTTTGAGCTACTAGCTCAGCAATCTTGTTTACATCTGGAGTCATAGTAGCCTGCATCCGCTCGATAAAGTCTTGCGGGATCATTGGCGTTTCGCTCGCTACTAGGATAGGAGCTGCCTCTTGCGCAAACATCACCTTATCCGCAAAACCATTCTCAACAGCTGATTCTGCATCAAACCAAGTTGTCTGATTCATCAGTTCCAGCAAGTCAGGCAAAGCTTTTCCTGTTTTGTGGACATAAGCACTCGCAATAGACTTGTTAAAACCTTTTAGCACAGCTGCCTCGTGCTCCAGAGCATTATGGTCTCCATAAACGCCAGAAGAGACATTGTGAATCATGATTTGAGCGGTTGGGCTGATTTCTACCATATCACCAGCCATTGCAATGACACTAGCGGCGCTTGCTGCAATGCCAACGATTTTCACTGTGACACGCCCAGAGTAGGAACGTAAGGCTGTGTAGATTTCGCTACCAGCGTAAACATCCCCACCGCCAGAGTTGATATGTACTTCAACATCTTCCCCAGTATCAGGCAACACGATATCTTTTGGAGCTGTTGCTTCCCTCTCAAATAGCTCGTAGATCCACTTGCTATTATTTGAAACAATCATTCCCTTAATTGGAATCACCTTCATCTTCTTTCTCACCCCCTTCCCCTATTTCCTCACCAATCTGATAGTTCTTAGTCATGACAGGTTTATTGCCCCAAGGCACAGCCTCGAGCCCTAGCTCTGCCCGAACTTCATTGATTAGCATTGCACCAGAGGAGATTAGCTTATCAATGTTTTCAGCCAAAGCAAACTTATCCCGCTGACCTTCGCCGACTATTGCAAATGACCGCTGACCAGAATAGCCGTCACGACCGACTATGGCATGATTGAGTCCATCAGATACTTTCTTTACCAGCGATTCAAAGCAATAGCTAGTAAACATCTTCTGACTGTTGGCCAGATTGGCCATATCCCCATGCAATAGCGCTGTAGGAATACCTAGTATATCGGCAACCTCATCATCAAATTGCCTTCGGAGCTTTTTAATCTCATCCACAGACAAGTTTGATGTACCAACTGTGTTTGTCAACTCGTTGTAGTCCAGCCCGTTTTGAGCTGGAACGATGGCCACAGTTTTAGTAGTAAAGGATTTGAATAGACCATCAGCATAGTCTCTCATCTGCTTAAGCCTTTCCTCGTTAAAGGTGCCGTTTGTCTTAGTGTTCAGGATGCCCCGAATCTGATTGTTACGACCCAAGGCCTCGACCAAGCGACTATGTAGTTTCTCATAGTCAGCAAATAAGTCACTGATATATTCTTGCAGACGATTGTTGTTGTACTGCAAGAAAATTACATCGCTCATAGCAAACTTTCGCTGAAACGTATAGTCTCGCACAGATACCATTTCAAACGTATCATCATAGACCGCATATCGTTTCCGCGTAAAGCTATCTGCAACTAACAGCTGATCATCATCTGACAAAATGATAAGCACTTCATTTCTGGTTAATAGACGATAAATCACCTTTTGCCAAAATTCTGAAGCGGACTCATTCCGATTTGGTCGGACATTCAAAAGATAGTCCCAATTGGAATGCTCATGCTTTCCTTGGACCATGTAGCGAAATTCAGACTTCGCAAAGATACGAGCCACAAACTCCGCGGATTTGTCCACGGCCAAACTTTTGAGATACAAACTCCCAAAAATCCGCTCTAAATCATCAAAGTCAAAGCCAGTGATGACTTCTTTGCGAGCTTTAAAAATATCAAGCCAGCCCACAATCTCCCCTCCTTTCTAAATTATTTTGCCAACCACCCACCCAAACGATTACCGTTTCCAAAACGGCTTCTTCAGCTCTTGTTTGATACTGCTAAATTTTTCATTTGTCGCCTCCACATTCTCACCGCATATAGTTTCGTGCCGTTTCTGCGCCTGACGCAATGTGTTCAGTTCAGTCTTGTACTCTGCCAGTTTTTTATTCAAATCCATATTTTCACGATTCAGCACACAAAAATCTGTTTGGAGTTTTTGAATTTCCAGTTCAAGACGCTTTTTCTTCTTAATTCGTTTGTTCATCTTTATCACCTCTTTAAAATTCCCAATTGCTAATCACATCAAGAAACTCACCAACGTTTGTTTCTTGTACCAATTCCCGCTTATAGAGCGCAGCGATAAAGGCATGGAAGCCATCCGTCTTCCGACGCACAGGCTCTTTTTTCAAAAACCGTTTATTGCCATCCTTATCCTCTTTGACATAAGTATTATCCGTGTACCAAAGCATAGAGTGGTCGCCTTCAAAGACAAAGCGCTCATTTGCGAAGCCATCCTCGATGAATGGTGCCACTTTCGATTGAATCGCTCCGGGGTTTCTCAGAAACTCATGCTCAAAGCCAGCCTCTTCCAATAGCGGTTTTAGCAAATCCATCCGAAAACCATCCGCACAGACAAGCTCGATATTATAGACCTTGCTCCATTCAATCAACTTTGCGACCAGCAAGCGAGGATCAATACTCGGACCATCCACAATCGTAAATAGCCCTTTGTCCGCCCATTCTTCGATAGGTGCCTTTAACTTAAAAGCTTTTAAAAACGCCTTGCGGGCGAATGAATGTTGCTTCCAGATGAAATCATCACCATGTTTAAATAGCAAACCAACGCTTGCAAAATCTCGAATACTAGCATAGTCAAACCCAGCCACACAAGACCGACCCTTTAAGTCGATGCCCGGTGACCGCAGACAAGCCAGCAGCTTCTCGCGAGTCGTCACATCCTTTTCAAGGTCTGCTTCAGGTAGATTCATCCGTTTGGTCATAAATTCCTGACGACCGGAAGGCTCCAGCTCAAGGTCGTCATAGTCAGCCTTGGTTCTTGCCAGCAACCTCTTAGCGTAAGGAGTGCTTTCGTCCAACATCGGATTGGCTTTTGACCAGTTCCTCATATCATCCACTTCATCCGCACTATCTAGCTTGCAGATAAAAGGGAATAGCCGAAAATCATCAAGCTCTCCATTCAGGATTTGCATAGATTTCTCTATCAGCTTGTCGTAGAAACCCTCACGGACATAGCCATTCGTCCCGTTGTAGAAAGTCCGAGCATGAGCAATCTTACCAAGACCAGACCGCTGCACTTTCACAGCCTTGTCATCTTCGAACTGGTGTATCTCGTCAAACTCAAGACAACCATCACGAGCAGAGTCCATCGTTTTCGGATTATTCGTCCGAAAAGAAAAGACCGAGTTGTTCGCTCGACCTGTGATAGACATCTTCGTCAGATAAAAATGATCCTCAAGACCACGACGCTGAACCGTCTCATACACTTCCTCAAAAGAAACCTTGCCTTGCTTCTCTGAGTTGGCAGTGATAGTCACGTCATAATCTCTGATTGGATAGATAGGACTGATAAAGAAAGCGTCCCTTGCAGACATAAAACCATTCTTACCACCCCCGCGAGCCAAAGTCAGGAGAATTTCATCAAACTGGGGCTCTCCATCCTCCTTCCGAAAAAGAAAAATAAATGGAGTCAAGAAAAGCTGGTACTTAGCTAAAGGGAAAAAGTTCTTTTCCGCAAACCGAATGAACTTGTCAATCAAGTCATTATCAAAATAAAGATCATCCCGAGGATAAATTTTCTCCCTGATAATTTTAAACAGCAACTTTCTCTCTTGATTGACAACAATCTCTCCACGCTCAGCCATTTCGATATATTCATCAACCAGCGGATGAGAAATCATAGCAAGTCACTTCCAGCAGATTTCTTCTCGACCGGCGAATTTTCCACATCAAAATCAAATGACCGCTCAATAGCCAGAAGCTGATTGCTGGTCGAATTGATTTCCTTGATGAGCGAGTTCGCCTTTTGAAATCTTTGCTGGCCATTATGAACCGTGATAACCAAACCGTCCTCATGCAGACGAGCCTTTAGCTCATACAGCAACCTGACGAGATAAAGATAGCGATTCACTTTTTCGTATGCCACCGCATCTTTTTTCCTCGGACTAAAATAACCGATTTTAGAAAGTAGCTGATTTTCTAATTCTTTTATATTTTTTTCTGAGTATTCCTCCATTACCCCCCACCCCCTTTGAAATTTTGCTAAAAATTTGGACAGTTGACCCCATCCACCGGTTCCCAAAACGAGATTTTATTGCGATTTTTTTGACCGGGGGGTATTTAATTTCCCCACCATTCATCAGAGCGAAAATTTTTCTCTTGCATTTTTTGAGATTTTCGAAATTGAAATCTTCCATGGCGCTTGTTATGGCATTCCTTGCACAGTGTCCTGAGGTTACCAAGATCCAGAGCTAGCTCTGGATAGAACTCTAGCTCCTTGATGTGGTCAACCTCTAGACTATCAATCGTGACTCGACCTTCGTCTCTGCACCAAACACATTCGTGATGGTCTCGTTCGAGCGCTTGCTTACGAAGTCTTTTCCAATCGCTGGAATTATAAAACTCTCTGCGTTCTTCGCGAGTAGACACATCAATCATCAATCAATGATGTTGATGTTTTGATTTCAAAATTGTTTAGCTTATCAATGCAATTGTTCAAGTGTTCAATAGCTTCACAACATTCTTGAGTTAGTTCTTTAAGTTCTGAATTATTTTCTATTTCAATAAAAAGACTAATATTTCCTACTGGTCTTTTCTTGATGTTTCTTTTAGCAAATAGTCTTTTGAGAATACTTTTCATAAATTTGTAAGCTCCTTTATTTTTATAGTTCTAATTCCTTGTTTTACATATTCTAGTGAATTCGCCACATGACTTTTAATCCAGATTTATCAAGTGTTTATCTCACATGCTTATTCTTAATTCATCATTCCCTCAAAATAATGAATTAGATAGTAAATAAAAATTTAAAAGCCTTGAAACTTCGTCATGGCTCTGTCTTGTGAATCCTGATTTTTCCCGATATATCTCAGCGATATACTCTGGCTTGAATGGTTGAGTAGGTCCATAATTAAAGCAACATCCTTGGTTTGCTCGTACATAAATAGACCAAAGGTCTTTCTCATGGAGTGAGTCGCTATGTTTTCTAGGCCAACCTCTTCAGCAGCTCGCTTGATAATCTTATAAGCTGTGTTTGGTTTGATGTGCTGGTGCTTGCCGTTTCTGCTCGGGAAAAGATAGTCTTCATCTTTCTTGTCCTCGATATACTTTCGCATTGCGACTTTAAATTTCTTTGGCATCTTTCTTTTGGTTGGTTTGTCAGTCTTTCCGTCCACGATTTGTACATGCCAACCTTTGACGTGCTTGACCTTTAGCTTGACGATATCGCCAATCCGAAAACCAAGATTAACACCAGCCAGAAACAGCATGAGGTTACGCTGTCGATCTGACTCTTTGACCGCACTATGTAGCGTCAACCACTCCATCATCAATCTAACATCGTCCCGATTTCTGATCGGTTCTACAACTGCCACATAACCTCACCCCTTTCTATTTTTTACAAACAAAAAGGAACGCATCACTGCGCCCCTTTCTGAGGAGATTCTATGAAATTTCAGCTTTGCGAATCACTCACAATTCGCATGCTATCATAATATCATCAAATTTGTGACACAAAAAGCGTTTTTTGTGTCATCTTAATTTTTTTATTGAAGTTGAGCAAATTTTTCTAAAATCACTCTGCGCTTCCTGTAAATAGTTTTTCTGCTAAAATGCAACTGCTCGCCAATTTCTTCCCAAGTATAGTAAAAGATAGAGGCTGCGTTCATCCAGCGCAGATAAAAAATCTTCTTTTGCTCTTCGTCAAGCTCTTCAAGCAATGCTTCAACCGTGTCCTTAAACAAGATTAAGTTTCTCAGTTTGACATCACTATCAAGTTTTAGGACTGCTGTCTCTGTTGGCCTAGATACAGTGTTGCCCTTACTGCCAACGCTGATTCCCTCTTTGTGAGGAAATGTCAATTCTTCACGCCTTAAAGCAATTTCACGATTGATACTAGAGTATCTTAGTAATTTGTTATCCAGAGCATTTAGGTCTGTTTCTGTTATACGCACTTTTATATCCTTTCATTTTTGTCATTTTATAAAATAGCTAGCTAAGAGCAGAATCACAAGTACAGTGATTTGATAACTAATAACAGAAATCACTTTTTCCTTGAAAGTTCTATTATCATCTCTTGAGTTAGCAGTTATAAAAGTCATGAGTACATCTAGACCAAGTGCCTGCCAGATAGTAATCTTATCAACTGAAACAATTGTAGTCACAATCTCATTCCAGCCATATTGCACGATACAAGCCGAGGTAAATATCAGAGTGATGCCTGCTGCCAACCCAACAAAACAACCAGCTGCACTCTCACTAAAATTTTCAGCATTTCTTTTCTTCATGTATTTTCTCCTACTTTTTACTTGTGATTTCAAACGGAATAATACTTTCTGGCATATAGTTGACCTCGTATTTATACTGGTTGACTTCTGCGCCCTCAAGATCCTCAACGACATACATATTCCAACCAGTCAAATTTACCATGTGCTTCTTATACACCCCTTTTGCCGTTTCAACCAAAATTTCAAGGCGCTTGCCATCATTCGCTTCTGTCTCAACAGAAATACGGCCAATCACTTCAAATTCAATTTTGTCAGTTCGAGTATTGATCACTGCTACCCGTCGCACAACATTAAAATTGTCTGCTTCTTGGCTAACATTATGTGAGACCTTTGTACTTTCGCTTTCGCAGGCTCCAAGTATAATCAAAGTCAACGCCATAAATACAATTGCAATCAATTTTTTAAATTTCATAATCTTTCCTCATTTCTCAAAATAATTTTAGTTGCGATTTGTAACCTTCTAATCTAGCTAGTGCAGATTTAAAGATTTGTTCATCTTTTTCAAATCCAATATATTCCAATCCAACTTCTTCAAATGCTATTAAGCTACTTGCTGAACCAACATGCGTGTCCAGTATCTTGTATCCTTCCTTTGCATATTTTTGAATAAGCCAGCGATATAAATTCACTGGTTTTTGGGTTGGATGTATCCTCTTTTCGTTTAGCCTTTTATTGCCTTGCTGAATGTGACCCTCCGATATTGATTTTCCTTGCATCATGCCATTCCACATATAGCGGAATAGTCTCACGCTATCGTGAAAACTGCAATATGCTATCTCACAATCAGAGAAGCTAGACTCTCCATTTATTTTATCCCAGACAATACGCCCAGCCCCAAAATTATAGTCGAAATAATTCACTCCCCAAATAATTTGATGTTTAGATATTCTGAATAATTCATCAAAATATTCATTATCAGGAACCTCCCATTCAGAAGTTTCGCCATACAATCTTTTGACGCCTATTGGGCTGACCTTTCTTCCGTAGTATCTCCTTTTCTCAGGTCCTGAAAAATATGGAGGATCAACAATTGCTAAGTCAAAAAAATTATCAGGATATTTTTTCATAGCAGGCAAACAGTCTATATTTAAAAATTCGCTAATATAATTTACCACCTTTCCTCATTTATCCAATTCCACCAGATAAAACTGCCCATAAGCAGTAAATAGTGCATGCGAGACCTGCACAGCGGCCCCACGACTGACAAATCGCATGGCCTTATCTTCTTCCGAAAATGAGGCTTTGATTCCAGTTGAGTCAAAGATTACAGTCATCAGATAAGGTTTTGTCTTACGATTTGCCTGTTTTAAAACAAACATTTTTAAAAATATACCCTCCTTTTACTCTTCAAATCCTCAAATTTCAGGACATGTTCTTTATCCACACCCTTCATGATCCGATCAAGAAAAGGTCTGCCGTACCGTTCTTCGATTTTATCCGCGCTCATATTGGTTGTGATGAGCGTATTTGACCGATTGTTGAGAATCGAATACAGGACGCGATAGGTCCATTCTGTACTATTTTCCATACCCAAATCATCCAAAACCAAGAATTTAGCTTTAGAAATCTGCTCAAGAATATAAAATTCTTGCGAGAAATCTTTCTTCAAAATGCTGAACAAGTCAGCCACATTCATGAAAATGGCAAATTCTTTGGTCATTTCAGAGGCACGCTTGATAATTCCGAAAGCCAGATGACTTTTCCCAGTGCCAGGATTGCCAACGAAAATGATATTGTTTCGCTTTCCATCAATCCACTCTGAGCAGAATCCCTCTGCTGCAGAAAGTTTCTGAGCTTCTGCAGTGGTCGGTGTATCGTAATTATCCAATGTAGCATTGGCCAGCACCTCGTCAAATAAAGAAAATTTATTTAGGTAAAACAGCCGCTTGTTCTCTCTATCTGCTACTGCGAAGTTATCTACTAGCTTTTGATTTTCAGCTTCGATTTTCTCGCTCTCACAAGCAGAGCAGACGATATTTCCGGTCCTAAAGATTCTGATTTTCGGGATATTGTGCTTCTCGCAGATTTCTGATGTGTTCTCTGCTTGCAGAGCCAGCAGAGCAGCAAAAGGATTGACTACCATGTTAAGACTCCCCCAGCAACATACCAGCTAGCCATATCCGCTAGCTTTTGACTGACTACTTCCAAGCTCGCTTTTTGCAATAGCTCTTTCATCTGGTCTGATAAAGGGTAGTATAGGTGCTCAAACGCAGCAATCATTTCTAAAATCCCCATTCGTCTTCAGCCTCCTTCTTTTGTCGTTTTTTCTTGGATACCTTGCTTATATTTCTAGCTTGCTCGACCGTGGTTACATTTGCGTTCTCCCAATTTCGCAAGATGCCAGATATATAATTGATGTTAGGCTTCCCGCTTTGGATTGCCACTTTCAAAGCTTCAATCACTAATTCTTGATTGTTTTCTGCTGCCAGATGATTGATTTCTTCGATTTCAAATCCTGACAGCATTCGCCTAAATTCGTCTTGGAATAATTGCAGAATATTAACCTCAGAAGAAGATAGTATATTATCCTTATCTTCCCTATCCTTACCTATCCTATCCTTACCTATCCTATCCTTACCTGCGTCAACTTTTCGTGGACGGCTCGTGGACGGCTTCGGAAGTTGAGCCATCTGAGACTCGAGAGCCAGCTTTTCAGCTTGGTAAATCGTGGGTTGGTAGGTATCCTTGCGAATATAATTGTGGATGCGCCAGTCTTTGATAACCACAATTCCACTGTCAGAAGAAATAATGAAATTTTTAGCTAATAAAAGCTTCAAATCATCATCACTTGCGCCAACAATCCTCTGGATTGTTTTGGGACGATCAACAAATCCATCATCATCAGCACCCATGTTTAAGTGAAAGTATAGAGCTTGAGTTGACAATGGCATTTCCAAAAATTTGTCCGTATCTGTTATTTTTTTACTAAACATCCTCCGTTGTGCCATTATTTCCTCCTGATTTGATGATATTTTCTTTAAACCAGTTGATTTCTTCCTTGACTTTGTTTAATAAATTTTCTTCCTGTATCAAATCTCCTTCTTGAGGATTATCTCGACAGACGTAGTGCTGCAAAGCATGCTTGATAATATGTAAGTCCCTGTATTTTAGTTTCATTTTGTATCCCCCTGTCTACCTCGCTCGCCATTTGCGACCCTGCTGTCTATATCGTGCTTTAGCTCGCATATCAGTATAGATAGTATCTGAGAGAGCTTGCGTGAGCTCGATATTGCTACGCTTGAGCCGCTCAATGTGCTCATCCTTATCATGTATATCCTGATAAAGTTCAGCTTTCTCCCTATAGCAAGCTTCTACTTCTTGCTTTAAGGTCCTGATTTCTTCGAGATAGCGATCTTCTGGGTCGATAGTGCGATTGTCAAAGGTGATTGTATCAACCTTGTTGTAAAGCATATTCTGCAAGACCATCTCAACATTATCAATGATAAAATGCTCTTCTTTTGAGTACGCATGAGGAGTACGAACCAAATCGCTAGGACATATTGGATAAGGTATCGTATAGCCCAATTCCTGAGCCATCCCAAAGGTGCTTTCTGCCATTTTTTGATTGGCAACTAAAATCCTGCTGCCAGTCGCATGACTCTCTAAAATAGCCATTGTCGTTTTTCCAAGACAACGGCCGAAGCCGATCAGTTTAGTCATATAGTATCCTTTCTGAGCTTTAGTATGATTTTTCTTCATTTCTCCTCCAAAAAATCAAAAATTGTTGTTTGATATTCATCGGTTTTAAAATAAACTGGGCTGGTAGTTTGATAACATTTGCTCCTTGGCTGCTTTATAAAAATCTTTCTTGATTTCAAAACCATAGGCAGAGCGCCCCATCTCGATTGCAGCCCTCAAAGTCGAGCCACTGCCAGCTACTGGATCGACGACAACATCTTCTGGATCAGTAAAGATTTCAATCAATCTTTTCAAAACTGGTATTGGCTTCTGCGTTGGGTGAATAATAGGATAAGAGCTGTCTTTTTCCCAAGGAGCATGATTAAGTATCATTGCCCCCCCATTGTTAAATTTTGGTAGTTTATCACGATACAAAACAGTAGCCTCCTCAACAGCTCCAACAATTTTCATATTGGCTTTTAACACTTGCGGACTTGATTTTTTGGTAAAGTACAGTGGATAAGCATTGTTGAAACCATGCTTTTTACCACACTCTATAACCATCTCACGTTGTTGCCATGCGTGAAATACAATCATCGCTGGAGCTTTACCTTTTTCTTTAGGCTCTTTTTTCAAGAGACGAGAGCAGAAATCAAAGAAATTATTGATTTTAAAATCGTTGTCTGTGTCAAAGAAAGACTTGCCAGCCAGTTTGCTTTCGCCGTTCGCATTATCCCCGTCTTTATACCAACGAGGATCAGAAGCATATGCGTTATTCCCTAAATTGTATGGAATATCAGCGATAATCAACTGCGCCCTTGGAATGTTGTAGCGCTTCGCATTTTCAAAGTGGTCGTTGAATAACTCGTATTTCATATTTTCTCCCTAAAACGGTAAATCATCATCTGAGATACTCATCGGCTGGCTATTTTCAAAAGCTGGTGGCATCTGCTCGTCCATGCTGCTATGATTAGCAGATTTGTTACGACTCTCCAGAAGCTGGAAGTTGTCTGCAACGACTTCTGTGACATAGACACGCTGGCCTTGCTGATTGTCGTAGTTACGAGTCTGAATGCGACCAGTAATTCCGATTAGAGCGCCTTTTTTGGCCCAATTAGCAAGGTTTTCTGCCTGCTGACGCCAGATAACAACATTGATAAAGTCCGCTTCACGCTCACCACTTTGATTTTTAAAGTTGCGATTAACAGCCAGAGTAAAGGTTGCGACCGCTAGGTTTTGTGGTGTATAGTGAAGTTCAGCATCACGGGTCATACGTCCCACAAGTACAACGTTGTTAATCAAAATCCTTCCCCCTCAATTATTAATTTCCCTAAATTTCCTAGATGAAAATCAAAATATCCACCTTCTTCAGAATGAATGGAAACACATCCGCGTTCATCAACTTCCGAAAGCAATTCGTATGGTTCGACGTCTGTTAAAATGACTTCTATCATCAGATCATCATCGAATTCGTTTAATTTCTCTCTGAATTCTTTTACCGTCATCAAATTCCCTCCAAAATATCCTTGTTTTCGTTGATGTTGCCGATGATTTCAAATTCAAAATCTTCACTTTTAATAAAGTCCTTGAAATTAAGATGCTCATCTTCCATGAGAATAAACAAAGACGACTCAGGATATTTAGTTTTTCCAAACTCAAAACAAGCTTCACCTCTCAACACTTCAACGTAATTAATACCTTTAACTGAGCCGTCTACATATCCTTCGTGGCAATATTCATTCCACTCGTCATTAAATTTTAGTACATCTCCCTCAAAAATTTCCTTTCCGTTCCTATCGAAAAGGCCTGTTGATTGCATGAGGTTAAGGTCATTGTTTACAATCCATTCACAGCCAACTGAATCCTCATCAATAATCCAGATATTGCCATCACCAACCATCACTTCGTCTGGTTGATACATACGACTTAATGAGCCACTATCATACGCTCTAAATTTTGGTATCATCGCCCACCTCCTCAATCAACCAATCAAGGTTCTTGCGTGCTTTCTTCAGGTCTTCAAGCCCGTTCTTCTTCTGATAGCGCAGCTGATATTTCAAAGCATTCCCAAGATAAAAACCCTTAATCTGTTCCGATGTCATAAAATTTCTGAGGACATTGATTGACTCCATGCCATATCTCCCTTGATAATGTTTTGGATTATTTACACTATCATATAACTCTGTCACTGTTTCATTCCCCAACTTTTCCCAAGTTTCGCCATCTGTACTAAATTCGCACCTAACCATTAGTTTCCTACTCCTTTTAAATAATTTGGTATTGGGTCACCAACCTTGATAGCCTCGTACAGTTCCTTGGTCACAAGAAACTTTCCGTAAGCCCCCGCTGTGACCGTGTAGTGCCCCTCGATGATTTCCTTGTCCGTAATTCTACCGTGCATTTCTGCACCAGCGTTGTCAGCCCTATGAATCGTAATCAATTTTCTGGCTTCGAGCTGCTCAATCCTCTTATTGAGCCGGTTGATTTTGATTGCTCCTGCTAACACTAGAGCTAGCAAAATTACAATTATGGATAAAAATGGCAAAAATTTCATTTCAAATCCTCCTCTTTCACGAACACGCCCTCGATCATCTTGCCCTTACGGTCCTTGATTTCATCATAGGCAAGCGCTAGACAATCATTAGCTGTGGTTAGATTGTGGATCGCGATAGCGTGGATGGATGAATGCAGAGAAACAAGCTCAGACCGCACCAGCGGTGTCTGCGTCTCATTGTGCATGATGTGCTTATGGATTTTTTGAGCCATGCTCCCAAGACTCGAAGCCAAAAGAAGAAGCTCCATATCTTGCGGACTAGCTTCGATTTGAGCCCCATTTTTGAGTTGCTGCTCAATACCAATCAGCACAACCTGCATATCTCCCAAAGCGTCTTTGGTCAAGTCTGGCTTACCTTTAGCAATCCCAGCATAGAGCTCCCCAGCTTCTTCCATTAGCTTTTCAAATTGCTTGACTGGATTAGCTTCATGAAGATTGCGGTCAATAAACCACTGTTCAACCTTTTCTTCTAGTGTCATCATTTTATCCATTTTCTTTTTCCTCTGTTTCTTCTACGTTTGTAGATGATTCCATCACCTTAATAATTTTTTCTAACATAGATTTATGTAGCATGATGTAGTTATTTTTCTTTATCTGTCCACAAAATATACAAATTCGTTTGCCCAAAAAATTACAATTTCCTGTCGAACGGTAGCTTTCATCTGCCTCAATTTGTTCTTTATTTGCTAAGCTAACAAAAATTACTTCATCAGATTCCTTCCAATCAGAAATGCCCATGCATTTGTGGAAATTTTCAAATGCTAAATCCGTTAAAATATCTTTAGCCATTATTCCCCTCTTTTTAATATTTATAGATTTTGATAATTCCCCTAATACTTAAACGAAGCTGTACAATGCTTCCGCTCCTCTGCCATCTGCTCGGCAGCCTCACAGAGAGCCTGTTCCTGCATCCAAAGCACATAGAGAGCCTGCATATTAAGTATTTCTTCTTCTTTTCGCTTTTTTTCGGCTTTTCGATGGTCAACGTAACAACCAAGCATGCCAGCCAAAAATAAAAATACAATCATCATCGCGCTTCCTAGAAACTCACTCATCACTTTCAATCCTCTCCCTAATAATCCGATCTTCCTGCTCCAGATGAACAATCCGCACAGCATTTCTCCGCATACTATCGCGGTTATCGTTGATTTGATACTGTAGCTCCTTTAGATGGTGCTCACGATCAATATTAGTCTTAACCAAGACCACCAGCAAGATCAGTAGCCCAGCACATAGCGCCAACAATGTCAATTGCAAGTTAGCAATCGAGTTTCTCGCCCTCCAATTTTCGTACTTCAAACGATAAATATCGTCTTTAATGCTCATCTTCCGCCTCCCAAATAACTTCATACCATGTTGTTAGTAGAGTAACTTCTTCATTCACGATATACCCACCATCTTTGAAATATTGCAAGACTTCACTCACCTGTTCTTTACTCGGAAAGTTTAGATTCCAAGTTATATCAGAAGTAGAATTTCGAAGGTCATGAAAGTCGAAGCGAATTTTACCATAACCATTACTTGCACTGTCTCTGATGTAAAGATTGATTTGTTTGATAAGTTCGTTGATGATGATTTTTGATAATTTCTTTTTAGATTCTTGGGATAGCTTTTTAGCTGTGTTAATTTGTATAATTTTACTCATTTTTTTCTCCATTTTGTGATATAATCAGACTAAATACTCCTTGCTCACTTCTTCGGCTGATAACCGATAAAATGCTCTTTCGCAAGGTCAAGTATTTCATATACGTCAGCAAGGTCATACTTCCAATCGCGGCCTTGCTTTCTTCTTTTCAGCCCTAAGCTAAGTAAGTATTTTAGATACTTGGCATCAAAGCCAAACATATCCATCAACTCCTTTTGATTCAAGGGGAGTTTTTCTTGTTCAATTTCACGTCTAACTTCCTCCCTGATGATGTCCACCTGTTGTCGGATAAACATCCGTGCCATGTCATCAGACATCAAAGGTGGCAATCGCATTGTATCCATTGTTTCCATAACCACCTCACGAGATCAAGTCCATGACCATTTGACCGTTCCGAGCCTCGATACCCAACTTAGTATTATTTGATGGTTGCCAATTATCCCAGTAAGTCATAGCGGCTAACTCATGCTTTTTCGGGAGCATAGCATAGTTCGGCACATTAAAGTAACCTTTAAAGTCTAACTCTGCCTCCTTAAAGACCGCCTGAGCAAACTTCCTATCCTGATAGGCTCTGCTAGCTTTCCCACCCAAGCATTCCACTACTCTAGCCCTGCGCTTTTTCAGTCCTTGGATTTTCCCTTGGCGCTGGCTGATGAGCTCCTCCATCTCCTGACTAATCTTACCCTTGGCTTTCAGCTCCTCCAGCTCTTCTTCAAGAGCCTGATTTTCCTTGCTTAGTTCCTGATTTTTGGCCATCAAAGTTTGGTTTAAAGACTTGGTAGAGTCATAGTCAACAGGGGTGACTTCCACCTCTTTTACGACCTCTTTTTCAATCGTCTTTGTTTCCATCCCTTTCAGCGCCTGCTCAGCTAGTCGCTCATTTTTCTCCCGTAAATCTTCATTTTCGGATTTGGCAAGATTAAGCTGGCGCTTGACCTCTTGCAGCTCCCTCACAGTCGGATTGTCACCTTGCTCAATCCGCTCAAGCTGTTGAGCTCTCTCTGCTTCGGGAAGCGTAGCGATAAGATGCAGAGCTGTTGTTCCCAAATGGTGCAACGTTGCACTATTTGGTAATTCTGTAGCAATTTTCATCATTCGTTTAGCTGAAGTATGGTCTATTTCAACCTTTTCCAGCCAAGCCATAAACTGGCCATGAACTAAGTCGTTTTCTTTGACGTGGTTTAATCGTCTGCCGATTTCCCAAATAGACTGACCAGCAATCTGCTTGTGATGGTTTATTTCCAGTTCAATTTGAGCTAAATTCTCTGATAATGTTAGTTCTTGCATTTTCTTCCTTTCTATTTTTCTCCTTTCTCTCAACTATGCGGGCAAGCGTAGTTTTATAAATACGGTTAAACCGTGTTAGTTGGGCAAAAATTTAATATCAGCATAGCTGATACCGT